AAGTATAGTATTCCAAGATAATCTTGAAAGATATTTAAATGCAGTTAAAAACTTCTCTTTTAATTGACCAGAGAGTTCGGATGCCTGATTGATTTCGTGTTCAGATGTGTAAAATTTTGGTTCTTTATTAAAAAGAGATTTCTTTGCAACAAAGAAATTGCCTGTTTCAGGATGTTTTCCACAAAAGATTGCAGGTGCTCCATCCCATTTAACAGTCATATTGACAGATGAACTAGAATTACCTTTCATCATGTCTCGTAAACCTTGTAAAAAGTTTATAGCGGCACGACCACCATCAATACCATTATTGATAATTTCGTCTTCTAAATGTTCTAAATGTGTATTTTTGACTGCCATAATAGTAGTATATCACCTTTTTTGGTGTAATACTACTATTTATATGTTTTTTAAATTAGGTCGGAAGTGATCAAACGCCTTCTGCGATCTTTGCTTCTAATTCTGCAATAGTGGATTCACAAGATGTTTTTGTTCCTTCCATTTTTGTTATTAGATCAGAACACCAAGATTTTTCATTTGTTATCCATGTTTGAACATCTTCGGCTGGAGCCGTTTCACTTACTAGTGAATTATTCAAACCTATACTATTTTGCACAAATGTTGAACTATCTATTGCAGTTCTCAAATCTGATGCAGTACATGATCCACCAAGAGCATTCAACCATGTTTGATAGTCTGTTATAGTTGCAATATTTGTTATTAGAGTGTCAACCATTGGTTGATAAGTGTTATCGATATCGTCTTGCCAAGACATAATTTTCTCCTAGATTTATATCTTTATTTATGTTTTTTGAAGTGGTCGTGAATGTAATTTATTCTCAACAGTAGAGAGTTTTTCATTAAGAGATTCTACAGTTTTCAAATCATTGACTTCTTTAGCTGCACGAATCTTCCTCTTCAAAGATATTTTCTTTGAGATCATATCGATAACTTCTTTTGACCTTAAACTTCTTTGCATTATTAAACCATATTATATGGTACTATTTATATCACCTGCCTACATCACCTAGATATTTTTCTTTGGTTTCTTCCCATGTCATAAAACATACATCGCCATAGAATAATGTTTCATCTAACATGGTACGATTATCTCTCAACAATGAATTAATTCTTTTTCTTGCATATTTTTCACGCCATAGTTCTGATAGTGCATCTACAGATGAATCAAATCTTTTAATCAATTGACTCTCTTCAATCTCACCTCTTAGAAACTCTCTTGTGTTATCATATAAGATTGAGTAATAGATACCACGACCATGATCAGTCTTCTGAATATCTTTAGGTATGCCTAGTTTAGAAAAGATAAATGATCTGAATCTATTTCTATGATCTCTTTTCCAAGGTTGACCATTTTCTCTTGTAGCAACATACAGTGAGAAGAACTTTTCATTGAAATGTTTTTCACCATATTTAAGAAGTTCTTTCTCTGTTGACTTTGTCAACTCAAATGTTAGAGAACCAGAACTATAACCCATTTTCTTCCAATATTTTAGATTGTCATATTGAGATATACCATGTTCTTTAGATTTACCATACAATGAAGTGGTAGTAACACTTACAAGTTTATCACCATAGTTATTTTCCCAATCGTTCTGAACTTGATCAGATAAACAAAGAAGTGATATCAATTTACCACCTGTATAATTGAAACCGAGAGGTTGTGTTGGCACTATTGTAGAACCAATACAAGAATTGTTTAGTTTACCGCTGTTAGTCTTGTATTCTCTTTCCCAACCAATGTATTCGTCTCTTGGTGTTAGATCAATAAAGTCACCTGTTAGACAAGTGATACCAAGATATTTCTTGGTTACTCTGTCTCTGATAACATAATGTAAATTACGACCAATGTTTGAACTGTTTCTCATAGATGACAACATAGTTGCAAAAACATTCCAAATGTTTTCCCATGTACCTGCAGAATGATCAGTCATATCTGTTTTACTTGTATAAATCATTTCTGGTTCTAGTTTCTCAAAATCCATAGGATCTTCTGGAAACCAAATGTTATTTTTACATTCATCTAGTAACTTCTGTTTCTCCTGATCTTTCATTTGTTTCTCTTCACCAAAGAGTGTAGCAACTTCTTGTACAGGAAATCTTCGTTGACATTCTTGCCATTTCAGGTATAATGTATATTCTTCCACAGGCATACTTGATGCAAATGTCAAATCTTTTGTAATCATTTCTACAAGTTCTTCTTTAGAAACTGTTTCAGGTTCTACATAAGATTCTTTGTATTCTTCAAATTGTTTCTGTATTCTTGGATCATCAAACATAATTATACCTTGAAATCACTAAATTTTTGATTGCCTCTACCTCTGTCAAAGACAGGCACATCATCATTAATCTTTTCTGCAGAATCAATCAGTTCTTCTTGTGCTTCTTGTTCACAATCATAGAACTTCATGCGACTTCTATCAACACCGATTACAAATCGTTTGAAGATAGTTGGATCGTTGTAACGATTCTTTAACTGTTTGACAACCATTTGATCTAGTTCTTCTAGTTCATCACTAGTGATCAGTGCAAACATCAAGTCAGCAGTTGCAGGCAACCCAAAAGACTCAGATGTATCTTCAAGCCCAATATCTGTTGAACCATAACCTGATCTTGTAGTTTGTGTTGCAGATACTAATGGTACATCAAACTCTACAGCAAGACCTCTAAGTTCTTCTGCGATACTCTTTACAAGTGTGTAAGAGTTTGCACCAGCGCCAGGTCTGATTCTATGTGATGCACAAATGTTCAGATAGTCTACAAAGATGATATCAGGTCTGAAATCTTTCTTTAATGATAACTCTTGTAATAGATGTCTGAAATGACCAACATGAGCAGCTGCCGTTGGATATTCTTTGATGATAAGTTTACCTTTTGTTTTCTCTTTAAGTTTTTCAATCTTCTTAGAGTACATCTTCTTGTTCAGATCAGGCAACTCTTTGATCGGAATGTTTAGAATGTTTGCATCAATTCTTTCTGCAATTCTTTCTTCTGCCATTTCCATAGTGATGTAAAGAACATTCTTATTCATCATTAAACAGTTTGATGCCATATGACACATGAACAATGATTTACCGACACCAGTACCTGCAAGTACAATGTTGAGTGTCTTATTTGGTAGACCACCTTTAGTGATCTTGTTGAAGTACTCTAAGTCGAAAGGTATCTTCTCTTCTTCTGTTGTATAGAAGTCATGTCTTGCCTCTGCATCTTCTAACACATCATGACCAATGTGTGTGTCGAATGATACAGACAAAGCACCTTTGAGAAGCTCGGGTATTTCACCAGTTGATCTCTGTGATTTCTTATCGAGAACATCAATAGAGTCCATGACGGCGATATAGATAGCACGATCTTTACACCATTGTTCAGTCTGTTCGACTAACCAATCTTGTGGTGTATTTTCGTTTATCTTGAATTTCTCAACAATAGTTTTTGTAGACTTGACAATATTATCACTGAGTCCAGTGTTATTATCAAGATTTATGAGAAGTGCCTCTACTGTTGGTGGTTTCTTGTATTTGTCGAAATACTTTTGTACTTCTTCAAATACGGTTCGCTCATCACTTTCGGTGAAATACTCCGATTTAAGATAAGGTGTTACTTTTCTACAAAAAGAATCACTCTGAATCAGATTCTTGAGTATCGTCTGTTCTAGTCTCACTTGATCCATATTTAAAATATCCTTTTACTACTTCTTCTAATTGTTCCATGACTTCTGTTGTGAAGTACTTCTCTGGATTGTTGTTGATAGTTTTTGCAAACTCTGTTTTGCCATCAGGCAACTCAACCCTTGTAGAAGATTTTTTGAAAACACCGCTTGCAAGTGCAAGATCAAGTAGACCATAGTATCTGTCTAAACCTTTATCGTATGATAGTCTTACATCTACGACTCTGTTTTCTACAGTCAATCTGCTCTTTGCATTCTTACAATGAATAATATTGCCAATAACTTCTGTACCATCTTTTTCTTTCTTCTTAGAAAGATAAATGATAGATGAAGCTGCATACTTAAGTCCTGAACCCCCACCCATTTCTTTTTGTGGGAACATAGAACCGATCACATCATATGTGTGATTCGTTACAATCATTGGCACTTTAGCACGACCAAGTTTGAGAGTTAAGACTCTGAATGCACCTTTGACAACTTGTGCTCGAGTCATATCTCTTGTTTCTTTGCCCTCTGCTGTGTCTTCAATCTCTTTAGTAGTAGATAACATACCAAGTGAATCCAAAACAAACATCATTGGAGGTCTCTTGTTTTCAGGAGTCTCCAAATACTTGTCTAAGATATTGATTGATTGAGTTCTGAATTCTTGTACAGTCACAACAGGAACAATAACAAAGCGAGAAGAATCAACTCCTCTGTCTTCGATCATTTCTTTTGTGATTGCAGATTCAGACTCGAAATAAATTACAGCGGCATCTGGATTATCTTCTAAGAACTGTTTACACATTCCTAATGCAAAGAATGTTTTACCAGTTGCAGACTCACCTGCTATTGCTGTAATCTTGTTTGAAGGAAGTCCACCGTGTAGTGAACCTGATAATAATGCATTGAAGATGTATGATCCTGTATCAACAAAGGAGTCAACATCACCAGCTGCAACACCGTCAGCAACAATACTAGCGTATTCGTTGCCAGATGATTTTACTAAGTCTTTAATAAACGACATATGCACCTCTCATAATGTATAATGT